TGCTGGAACAATTACTGCTGGTTCAAATGGTGCATTATCAATGGACGGTGGTTCACCAGCGATTGGACAAAGAGTTCTTCTTAAAGACCAAACAGACAGTGTACAGAATGGTATCTATAGTGTAACAACTGCTGGTAACGCTGGCGCAGCTTATGTTCTAACTAGGGCAACAGATGCTGATGCAGCTGCAGAAATTTCTGGTGGTGCGTTCTTCTTCGTTGAACAAGGTTCAGCAAACGCAGACAATGGTTATGTAACAACTCATAACGGTACACCAACAATAGGTACAGATGATATTACCTTTGAACAATTTTCTGGTGCTGGTCAAATTAGTGCTGGTTCTGCACTTACAAAAACTGGTAATACATTAAATGTTGCAGTAGATGACTCTTCAATAGAAATTAATTCTGACGCATTAAGAGTAAAAGCAAGTGGTATTACAAATGCAATGTTGGCTGGTTCTATTGACTTAACTGCAAAAGTTACTGGAGCATTACCAGTTGGAAATGGTGGTACTGGATTGACTTCTATTGCAAAAGGTTCTATACTTGTTGCAAACTCAGCTAATACAATCTCTGCATTAGATGGTGGTGGGTCAACTGATAAAATTTTATTATATTCTCAGTCAAGCGATACACTTGCCTTCACAAACGCAGTAGATGGTGGAACTTTCTAAGTAGTCATGTAGGAGTTGCCTCATGGCCGTGAATTTAAAATTAAAAAGGTCACACACCCATTCTACATTACCAACAACTTCAGATTTAGTTGAGGGTGAATTTGCTGTCAATACATATGACAGAAAACTATTCATGCGTGATGGTAGTAATTCTATCATCAATGTTTCTAATCACTACGCCACTGATTTTGAATCTTCGACAAAAACTTTTTATGTAACGGTTGCAACTAAAGATTCATCACATCCATATAATGGTGTAGGTTCTAGTAACGGCTATAAAATAAATGGTGTTTTCTCACCTTATCTTCATTTAATACCAAGAAATACATATAAGTTTGACCAGAGTGATTCAAGTAATTCTGGACACCCACTTCGTTTCTATCTTGACGCAAGTAAATCAACTGCATTTACTACTGGAGTAACAACAAGTGGAACGCCAGGCAGTTCTGGTGCGTACACACAAATTGTTGTTTCAGATACGACACCTTCAGTTCTTCACTATCAATGTTCTGCACACGCAAATATGGGTTGGGCTACAACAACTGCCACAAGAAATCTAACAAGTTTTGATACAGATGATTTATCAGAAGGTTCTAGTAATTTATACTTTACAAACGCAAGAGCAGACGCAAGGATAGCAGCTGCAACTACGGATGATTTATCAGAGGGTTCTAGTAATCTTTATCATACAACTGCGAGAGTTCAAGCAGTATCTATTAACAATGTTGTTGAGGATACTTCGCCCCAACTTGGAGGCAACCTTGACCTAAACTCAAATAATATTACTGGTACTGGTAACATATCTACTACTGGTAATTTGACTATTACCTCTACTGATGCTGGTTCTGGCGCAGGCCCAGAGGTGATGTTGATTCGTGATAGTTCTAGTCCTGCTGATGCAGATTATATTGGAGTAATTAAATTTATAGGTGAGGATGATGGTGGTAGTTCTCAAACATATGCAAAAATAAGTGGTAAGATAGGAGATGCGTCTGCTGGTAGTGAAGATGGTGTGATGGAATTTGCATTAGTATCTGGTGGTTCAAATGAAATTGTTATGAGACTCAAAAATGACCACTTATTGTTAAACACTGGTAACACACTTAAATTTGAAGGGTCAACTGCTGATGCACATGAAACGACATTGACAGTTGCAGACCCAACAGCTGATAGAACAATCACATTACCAAACGCCACTGGTACTGTTGCACTTACAAGTGATATTACATCATCTGATGTTGTAGACGATACTTCGCCGCAACTTGGAGGCGACTTAGATGTAAACGGCAACTCAATAACTGGTAGTGCCGTTACAATAACAACAAGTTCAAACGGTAATATTACGTTTACACCAAATGGTTCTGGTGAAGTAATTATTGATGGACTAAAACACCCACAAGCAGACGGTAATGCTGGACAAGTTCTAAAGACAGATGGTTCTGGTCAACTCGCATTTGCATCTGTGAGTTCTCTCGCTGGTGCTGGTATTCAAAATGTATCTGATGACAGCTCTCCACAGCTTGGTGGTAACTTAGATGTTGTTACTCACAATATTGTTTCTACTTCTAATAGAAATATTAGTCTTTTACCGAATGGTTCTGGCAAGGTTGTTGTGGGAACAAATGGTATTGAGTTTGGAGACGGAACAACACAAACATCTGCTGGTGCAACAACTGGTTTCTCAATTGCAATGGCCACCGCCCTTGGATGATATAAATAAGTAAAAAGGATTAAACATGGCAGTTCCAAATACAAAAGCAACATTTAAAGAATATTGTCTAAGAAGTTTAGGTAAACCAGTTATCGAAATAAATGTGGATGACGAACAAGTAGACGATAGAATTGACGAAGCATTACAATACTTTGCACAATACCATTATGATGGTGTTGAGAGAGTGTATTTAAAACACGCAATCACACAAGCAGAGATTGATAGAGCTGCAACCAATTCGTCTGAAACTGCAACTGATAAAGTTGACAATAGTATTACTGCATCTTGGTTAGAGGGTAAAGGTTTTATTCCAGTTCCAGATAGTGTTTTATCTATTGTGAAGATATTTGACTTCACTGATAAAAATACAACAAATATGTTTGATATTCGTTATCAACTTCGTTTAAATGATTTATACGATTTCTCTAGTGAATCTATTATTCATTATCAAATGACAAGACAACACTTAGATTTTCTTGACCATATTCTTGTGGGTGAAAAACCTATTCGTTTTAATCAACATCAAAATAGATTATACATAGATATGGATTGGACAAATGATTTAGAAGCTGGTGATTTTCTAATTATCGAGGCATATAGAAAATTAGACCCAACAACTTACACAGATATTTTTGATGACATTTATTTAAAACGATACGCAACTGCACTTATCAAAAGACAATGGGGTGCAAACCTTTCTAAATTTGAAGGTGTTCAAATGTTAGGTGGTGTTACACTCAATGGTGCAAAAATCTTTGAGGAGGCACAGGCAGACATAGAAAAGTTAGAGGAACAAATTCAACTTGCATATGAACTCCCACCAAACTATATGATAGGATAATTTGATGCCAACAAATGTATATTTTGACACAGGCACAAAAGCCGAACAACATCTATATGAAGACCTAATCATAGAACAACTTAGTATCTATGGTCAAGAAGTCTTTTATATTCCTAGAACTTTAGTTAAAGAAGATGAACTCTTTGGAGAGGACACTCTTTCAAAGTTTGACGATTCATATCTCATTGAGATGTATTTTGAAAACGTAGATGGTTTTGAAGGCGAAGCTGACATCATGTCAAAGTTTGGTTTACAAATTGATGACCAAGGAACATTTGTTGTATCAAGAAGAAGATTTGAACAATTAGTATCTCACGACTCTAATCTTATTGTTAAGACAAGACCAAATGAGGGTGATTTAATTTATTTTTCAAAACTTTCAAAATTGTTTGAAATTTCTTTCGTAGAAGATGAAGACCCATTTTTTCAGATACATAATGTACCAGCTTTTAAATTAAAAGTCAAGACTTTTGAATACTCTAGTGAAATACTTGATACTGGCATTACAGAAATTGATGCCATAGAAACAGACAACTCAATGGATATGTTAGCGTTCCAGTTTACAATGGAACAATCTGGTACATTTAATCAAGGTATTCAACTTGAAGACGGAACTGGTAATATTGAACAAGAAGATAGCACAGATAATATTATCGGTGAAAACGAAACTGGTGGTGTAGGTCTACTTCTTGAGAACGGTGACTATATAATACAAGAAGCTTTCGTAGTCGATACGATAGATGAAAACGCAATGAATGATTTCTTTGAAAGAGAAGATGATAATATAATTGACTTTACAGAGTCAAATCCATTTGGTGATATAGGAAGATAATATGTTAGGACAACAATTTTACCATGAAACAATGAGAAAGGTCGTAGTGGCTTTTGGAACAATGTTTAACAATATTAACATTGTTAGAACAAATAGTTCTGGTGCAGTAACACAAAGTATGAAAGTACCACTTGCGTATGGCCCAAAACAAAAGTT